ATACGGCGATCGCCTTGATGCTGAGCCAATGAGTGAGAGCAAGAGACAGGCCATCAAAGGCTGGTTGATGGAAGCCAAAAGCAAAGTCAAAGAACTCAAGAAAGCTCACGCAGAAAAAGTCAAAGAAAAGAAAATCGAAGAAGGTATTCTAAGCGGCGGTGAACAGGAATGCGTGGAGTGCGGTGGCACTGGCATGGTAAACGTTCCAGGTCGTGCAGTTCCAGAAGCAACCAAAGAAAAAGTACGCAAGTACAACACTATAGTCAAGGCCACCAAAGCTGCTCACAAGCGCATTGATGCTAACAAAAATGGCATTCCAGACGACGAAGAAATGGAAGAAGGCTTTGGAGATAGCGAGCCAAAAGAAATGAAAGTTGGTGAGAAGAAGAAAACTCGCACTGGCGAATTAGAAAAGACCAGTACTGGTGTCAAGCATACCAATACCAGCTACAAAGATGAGGGTGACGAAATTGCTTCCAATGCCAAGTCAGGTAAAGGCGTCAAGAGTCACGCCAAAGCACAATCAGCTGCTGAGAAGAAAGAAAAAGCTCCTGCACAAAAACAAAGTCCAAAGAGTGCCAAAACCTGGGCCATGAAAGACGTTGAGAAGTTTGACAACCGTGACAAG